ATGTTGGGACCGCCCAACCGTTGTTCGGTGTTGTTGTTGCCATTTATAGATCCATCCATTTCACTAGTGCAGGATAAGCCGACCAGGTAGTTCCTGGCGCTATTTGATACCACACAATCGCCGAATAGGTTTCCGATTGCGCTGATGCGATTAATGTTAGTGCAGCTTCTTTTTGACGAATACGCCAATTCCATCCTTCGACAAATCCATCGAAAGTCGTTCCAAACACGGTTGGAAGATCTGTTGTCGTTATTGGTAACCCGCAATATATTTCAAGTAATGAATCACGGGTTTCATCCGATACCGTGTCCGAATGTAAAGGAATGACGAATTGTTCTGGATAAACACGCGGGAAAGATCTGGCTTCTTTGAATTGTTCCGCTTGAATTTCAGCGTCGACAAGATTGTGAAGTTGGGTGTCACGCGTTCCCGATAATTGACCATACAGAATTATTGATTGTTCATCTCTGGCGTTGGCTGATCCTGCCCTGTATGTCACATTTACATCGTTCACAATTTCAGACCATTGAGCAGCTGTTTTCAAGCCAGCCGAAGCCATATCTTCTTGGGTAAGTTCTAGGGAAACGAAACTTGATCGCGCGACGAAGTCGTTGTAATGAAGTGATCCGTCGCCTTGTTCGGCTAACACGCCACGACCTGATTGAGCTGCATTCTGCGCCAGGGTTAGCGCGTTCGCTTCGCCATCGCCATAAGCCATAAGTTCATATACGCCAGGTTGATCGACGTCGGCATTAAGATCGGTCACAAGTTGAATATTAATTCCATCATAAGAATCCCAAGTCGCGCCCGTTGGAATGTCGTTCCATGTGACCAATGGACCAACATCATCCCATTCGGTCAAAAACGCTTCAGACAAGATAGCCAAAACACGTTCGCCGTCAAATTCTTTCGGATAACCTGCCGATCCAGCCGTCTTCTTTTGCAACGATGCCAGGGGTCCAACGGCTGTGATCGTGTAGGTCGCAACCGATCCCCTGTCGCCATATGCAGGCAATTCGATATCGATGTCGCTAATGATGCCATTAAAGACCGAAACCAATTCGCCCGTCAATGTTGACGTGCTAGCGTTTGGCGTTCCCGTCCAAGCTGCGCCGATAGGCGACACGGTTGATCCGTCGAAGTAGTCATTAAGTGTGCTTGATTGTTCATATAAAAATCCGTCGACGCGTATCTTGTCACCGACAATGTTTGTTCCAGGTCGGTAAAAAGTCATTGTCGCAATAGCAGCTGTCGCAGGCGCAATTCCTGACGAGCTAATTCTCTGCCAGTCTGCGCCCGAAGTTAATAAAAAGGTCGTATCAAAATTTCCGACGCTAACTAATCCCGCGTTATAAAAAGAAATTCGGACCGTGACTGATGCTGATGCGCTAGGCGTGGGAATTCTTGCCCATAAACTTCCGCGATACGGTAGTAATGGCGTGACTGCCCAAGTGTAAGAAGTATAGATTTGACCATTTGTTCCCGCTGTCAAAGTAAATTCACCGCAAGCCGTTCCAACAACTGAATCCGTCGTGATTCTTGCAAGTGTTGAATTAAAAGTTGACCAAAATGATGCGTTCGTTTCAAAACTGGGATTTCGGATTTGATTAGTCCGAACGGGATCCCCATACAATGACGATTCCATCTTGATTTGGAACGGGTCCGAAAGATTTAGATCAATTGGGACATCGCCCGTCGTCCATAATGAAGCGCGGGCATAGCCTGGCGATGGCTGATCAAGAATGTTCGTTCGTCCCATTGTCACGCTTAGATCGTTAATAACGACGTCATCGGAAATCGCTACGCCGTTGACGTAAAGGGTTGGATTGGGATCGTAACTTGTCACAATGTCGCGCCGATCAGATTGATCGCGCCTGTACGACGTGCGCTATTTTGGAATAGATTTTCAAGTTGACGCCTTACGCCTTCGGGATCGATTGCGCCGTTGATAGTGATGTTCACCCCGCCACCACCACCGAACGATCCTGATGGTGAAATTGCGCCCGATGTGGATGCCGTGAACAATTCCGGACCCGCTTCTCCAACGACGTAAGACCTACCCTGTCGGACCGGTCCGCCCGCAGCTTTGAATCCGTCGAATAGTCCGCCGATCGCTTTTCCGATTGGTGAATTTCCGACAAGTTTGACGACGTCTTTAATCTTTTGAAAGATTGAATCCATGAGATCGCGAAACGGTTTAATCTTCTTGTAAGCGATGACGAATGCGATTGCAAGAGCTGCGACAGCTGTAATCACTAATCCAATTGGGTTCAAGGTCAAGGCAAGATTAAGCGCGTATTGGGCGACGGTAGCTGCAATCGTGACGGCGCGTTGTGCGACCATCGCGATCTTGTAAGCAATCAACGCAGCTGTCGATCGTTTGTATGTCAATTCCGCCAATGTCTGCGCAGCTGTTGCCGATCCCGTAGCAGCTGCCAGGGTAAGATATGCCAACTTTGCGCCAGCTGCGACGAATTTGGTGACGACTAAAATTGTGTTTAGCGCGGTGATTGCAAATTTCAAGCCTATAATGGCAACCGATAAAGCTGCAACTACGGCACCGAATTTGACAATGTTTGTTGAATTTTCCTGAATTACAGGAATAAATTTGACCAATTGATCCGTCAACAAGACAACCGTTGGAAGCAAACCGACACCGATTGATTCTTTGGCTTCATCGATGCTAACGGTTAGCCGTGCGAAAGATCCTTCCGCGGTTCCCGCTAAGGTGGCAGCTGTTCCACCGACCTTCTTTTGGATTTCCGCCTGGATAAGTGCGAAGTCACCCGACGCTAAGGTTGCCTTGTCGATGCCTAGACCTAATTTTCCAAGCGCGGTCGTGGACCCGTCATATGCCTTCCCTAGACCATTGACGATCGCTTCAAGCGGTTTTCCCGTCGCTGCCGATATGTCTAAGGCAAGATTAAGCAATTCTTGCGATTTGGCGATGTCATCGGTTGACCGTAGCAATCGGGCGAACGCTGGACGAAGTTCATCATCGGCAACGCCAACGGCTAAAGATGTCGCGGTGATGTAATCTTCGACGGCTACAACTTGCGCGTCCGTTGCACCGGTCAGATCTTTCAGGGACTTTTCAAGAAGGGTCGCGGATTTTTGATCTTCCGCAGCTGCCTTCGCGAAATCAAGCGCAGCTGCGCCCAATCCCGCCAGGGCAACACTTGCAACGGCAGCTGCCTTGTTGACAGATTTCCCAAGTTTGTTAAGTTTGCCTTCGGCTTGTTGTAAGCCTTTTGCGAATCCAGTTGTGTCCGCCTGCAATAAAATTGTTAACGGGCGTCCAATTCCTTTAGTAGCCATTAGAATCCCCTATTCCATCGATCGACGATTTCTTGCGCCGTCTTTTCCCAAGCTGCGAACGCAGGTTCCGCGTATGCTTGATCCGCCGTTTCCGTCCATCCTGGACGAATACCTTGCGCCCATAATTGCGGACGTCCTGATCGTGATGTGTATGATCCCTTGATTGTACCAAATCGAATCATGTTGGAAGTTGCCCCGCCACTAAAGGCGCCACTTCCACCCAATGCACGGGAATTCATAACGGTTCCACGGCTTGAAGTTTTGGTTGAATTTCCGACCCGAACGCCTGGAAGTCGATCTTGTTTTGTCTTGACGGTTTGATTCAATTTTTGGGCGTAGTTTCCCGCGTGACTTGTGATTGCGGATTTGATTGCGGGCATCATTATATCTTCGGCAATCATCGATGCTTCTTCGCGCATTTCACGATTGGCAGCTTTGTCCAGGCTTCCAAGTGCATCCAGCAATCGACGATATTCACCATAGTCAACGGTGAAGGATTGATCGACTGCCATGATTCACTTCCTTTTCGATCGTTCGATTCGTATTGTCTGGATGGTCCCTAACATTTCCCAATCAAGATCTTCCAGGTTGATCTTGACTATTCCTTCGACGGCAAGATCGGCGATGGTTCTTCCGATGGTGCCGTTTGTGTAAAATCCGTTTCATCAATGCCGATCAATTCGACGGATTCCAATTCATTTGCCCAATCATCGAATTTGCTTGATGTTTGATTTCCGCGTTGAAGTACCGCGAACGCCATGACCATCAAATCTTCGA